ACTGATTTTACCTTGATGTATTCCTGATTGATGCCATCAGTAATCCAGTAGTGACTGCCGGCAATAATGCCTTTGTCGCTTTCAATATCAAGAGAATCGTCGCCTGCGGCCATAGATGTTACCTTTACCCGGAACTGGTCTACCATATCCGGATCGGCAAAGTCTTCGGCAATCAGCAGGTTGCTGTTGGGGACATCACCTGCAGCCACCATGGACAAGGCCAGATTGGAAAGCTCAATTTCGAGTTGCGCTGTTCTTTTTGTGAGATTCCCCAGCGAACTGACCTCACCGCCCATCAGCAGTTTTCTTGCATCGGTCAGGCTCATGGACGCGAAGTTCTGCGACTCGCTGTTTTTTACCAAAATCGAATCGGCATCGGTCAGCGTGCCGCTCAAATGCGGCTGGCCCGGATGAGGGTTATCTGAATCAACATGCTCAGTAAACTCCGAGCGGGAAATCTCCCCTACACCTTCCGCCAGCGTTACCGAAATGCTCGATGCCTGGCTAACCACAGTCACCACATCATAGAGAAGATTGATTGTCTCCCCTGCGCCTCCCGCCGGAATAAATTCGGAATAATCACCGGTATTGCGGATAGCATAGAGGATTTCTGTACCGCTATATGTAATGTTGCCGTTGCCATCGGTTGTTTTTTCCAACGTATCGGGGTCATAAATAAAAATACCCAGCTCTCTTGCAAAGAAGCCCTGGGTAACAGTGCTATTTTTCAGTTGAGTCTCCAGAATTGTGGTTCCTGTTCCGGTGACCTTGTTAGATACAATAGGCAAGTCCAGCCGCTCGCTTACAAGTGCGGTCATTTCCTTGATATTGGTGTCTCCATCAATTTCACCGTCACCCATAGCCACACGCGTAAAATGGAGTTCCTTGCCTGTCTGGCATTTCGCCAGCGCTTGAATCCCCTGCACTGTGAGGGTGGTATTTCTGGTATTTTCGCTCATAACTTAATCCTCCTTTTATAAACCTGCCTGACTTATGCCGGCATGAGCAATACCTGCATGAGCATTTCTGCAGCTCCCCATGGTAATCTCAGATACATCCGCCGGAACGCGTATACGGCCCATCCGTATATTGTACGTTCCAAAACGGCTTGATGCTTCCGTTTCTTTAGGAACGGATAAACCTGTACGCCTTGAACCATTTTTGTATAAGACGCTGCCACTATGTAACCCCATGGCTGATTCATCTGGGAGCTGCAGTTTTACTTTTTTATATCCATGTCCAAATATGCCACTTCCAATATAAGGACCGGATACCGAAGGCTTAAGAATATTTCTGAAATCTTCCGGTATCTCCGATGTGTCACATTCGACGCGAATAACACCATTCATTGCCTTGGCCAAGCCTAAACGAATAAGATGATTATTTGATAAATCTACCGGGCCACAGTTAATAACCTGCCGGCCATTGGTAAAATCGCCCAAGCCATAACCTACGGATAAGGATGTATTATCCGGTGTTTTAAGATGTATACGTCGGTTGCCCATCAGTAGGCTGGCCACACCGTACTTAGGGCTTGATTCATCACTCATACGTGCAGATCTTTTTATATCAAAACCATCTAAAACACTACGAGCATTTTTTACCGCCTTCACCAATCTGAGAATGGTATCGTATTTTTTTGAGTAATCCCTGGCGCATCAAATAAATCAATCTTAAAATGATACGGTTCGCCTCCATAATTGAACCACTCAAAAATATGTGCTTCGCCAAAAACGGTTGTTACTGCATCTTTTACTGCCGACGGTGTACCTTTACGGCGGTGCCAAGCAATCGACTGTTTTACCATCCGCCGCTTGGTTGGCAAATCCATACCTGCCTCATAGAAATCTACATGCCACTGCCATGCTAATAAATCCACCACCGGCTCTGGCAGTTCATCGATTCGGGGGAGGTGCATTACCTGCTTGCAATCTTCTGTTACAAGTTCCAATTCCTTATCTAAGGCTTTGGCACTGGCATATATTTTTTCATCAGCCAATAGGTTATCTGGCAGGATATCAACCAATGATAAGGTTTTCAGCTCCTTAATCATCTTCCAGCCCCTCCAAATTTACAGTAACATTTTCCGCTATGGCCACAGAGGCATCATCCACAGATGTAAATAGCGGTTTATTTATTTCCGCCCGTTTTGCCCCAGCTTCGCGAATCCTGTAATACAATTCTGTAGGATTTATATCCCGGCCCATCTTTGCTTTCTGCCATCCGACATAATCATGCACTGCTTTTTCTACAGCGGCTTGAATCGATACAAGCTCCGTAGCATCTTCGCGGGACACCCAGTATTTGACATTGACATCATAATTAACTGCCGTAGGACTTAATACATGCACATTATCCGTAAGCGGTCGTATTTTATCACTGGTCAGGACTTCATCCACCGCTGCAAGAATTTCCTCACCCGGCAATTCACCGCCCTGCAGTAAAACGTAGACATTCACAATACCCGGGCCGCCATTTTTGGCTTTTACATCGGTAATCAAGGGATTGGTGGCTTTGGCAAAATACTCATAAGCCCCGGACGGGCCTGCCACAGAAAAACGCTCAGGGGCTTCCTGAATGCGGCTGCGGTAATCGTCATCTTTCTCCCTGTCAGCTCCGCCTTCGCTGGTTGTGATATTTGTCACTGCTGCTACAAAAGGCACGGGATCGGTAAGAGTTTTTATTTCCCCTGCCGCGTAACCGTTCCCCTTTATCCCCGTTTCTGTGCAGGTTGCCCCTACCGTTATGGTGGTTTCACCTGCTGGAATCACTGCAGTTTCATCGACGGCAAAATAAATGCCATCACCTGCAGTGGCTCGTGTACCTGCCGGTATCGTAGTTGCCGTCTCACGCACTGCGGAAAGGGTAAGTTGCAGGGTAACAGTAGCGGCGGCAGCTCCTAGCCTTTCCGTATCCACCAATACGCCGTGATGCTCCAAAAAATCGCCCTCAGCAAAAGCCAGTAGATTCATCTTGGCATCATGGTCAATTAGTTCCCTTTGCTGAATAATAATTGTTTCCAACCCCATAAGATAAAGCCGTAAAGGGTCAGCTCTTGCCAGTTTTCTATCCAAAAACCCCTCTACTGTGCCTACTATATTCAGCTCGATTACCGTCGGATCACGCTCTGCAAATGTTATATCCGGTAGTTTTTTAAGCTCCATTTACTTTTATCCTCACTTTCGTTATAACTTTGCCCTCAGTTTCCTCCCCCTCGTACCCCACCGATACCACGGCGGCGCGGGGTTCATATTTATTTACTGCTGCCACGATTTCCGCTGTGAGTTTCGCTTGCGCGGTAGCTATGGGTAAATCCACAATTTCACCGCTTATGCCAAACTCTCTGTCCATTGGCACTGTCTTTTTCAAGGTAGAAAGGATAGTGCGGACATTCTGTATTATTTCTTCCAGCTCGGTGGCAGGTGCAAAATTCACCTTGCCAACCTCTGCTGTAACATCAACTACCACCGCTATCCACCCCCTCTATCAAAGCAGGTACGTATTCTTTTAGTGTCACATCTATTTGTGTGACAATCACCCGCCCGCTGTTGTCGATAGTGTCCACGCTTTCGCCCACACTCTCAATAATCCACTGGTTGGCTCCTATGGTTTCATTCCCCAGTACGAAATACATTGCCTCGCCTTTTTCGCAAAGCTCCCGTATTTTGTTGGTTTCGTCCACCGGTTCAACCCCCAACGACACAGAAAACTGCATTGTAAATGATATTTCCTCGCCATCCGGGCCAATATATTCCAGTATCGGCTTTAGCCCTATAATTTCATGGGACTGGTAACGGGCTTTTGTGGTGCGTTTGTAGTCTTTGAAGGTGCGAACCTCCCGGCTGGATACCTCAAATACGATATCTCCCAGCGAACCAATCGGCATTGAAAAGCCCCAGGAAGATAATTTTCCACGTAGTTGCGATAAAAGCCCCTTGCCCATATTGTCAAGCCGCTTTTGCACGCTCTTTTGATAGCTCCCGGACACGCCTGACAAGAAAGACATTTCCTCACCCCCCTACAAATACATTCGGACTGCCTGCCGCCACGCTACCGCCACATGATACAGCATCACCAATCCGCCCAACAGGAATACCATTGATAAAAACCGTACCGCTGCCGCTGGCAATCACGCCGCTATGAGGTGGGTGTGCAGGGCATGAGTGGGGGTTATAGCTATCCCCTACACGCCCCGCTGGTATCCCGTTTACAAACACATTAGGGCTACCTGCCGCCAAAGCAATAGGCGAACACGCATCATGCCCCGTGTTGTTATCTCCTACCCTTGTTTGCGCTGGCATATCATCACCCCTAATTCAGATTGATAGTGCTGCCGTTTATGGTTATCGGCCCAGTAAAGTTGATTTTCAGCGAACCGGCGGCGCGGTCAACCTCGATAAACGAACCGCCCGCGAAATCCATCCGCATTATATCCTTACTTTGCACTTGTGGCGGCTGTGTCTCGGTGAAATAGCTCCCCATAATCCAGCCGGTGGAAAAATTTTTGTCGTTGTTATTGAAGATACAAAGCACTTGGTCACCAATATCCGGCACCCAGTAATCTTTATTTTTACCTGAACAGCGGTGTAATATGTGCAGTTCTGGAGAGGCTATGCCGTCTTTATCGTCAAACTTTACCCGTGCGGTATTGTTTGCCACGTTGACACTTGCCACAGTGCCCGTTCTAAGCATCCCCCGTAAGGCTCTTTCTGCATCAGTACCCATCTATTACCCGCCTCAATTCTATTTTGGTGGTGTATCCATGCCCTATGTCATGGGTGCTTTGCTTAATCAGGTACTTGCCATCGTAGCGGTGAAAGCCTTTCAGCTCTACCGTGTTACTGGCCAGCAATGCGAAATTACCCACAAGTGTCATAGATACAGCCACCTCCTCCAAATTCTTCTCACGCAGTTTTTTCTTTGCCAGTTTTTCCGCTTCTTCCAGTGTTTCCACTTTCTCATTTATCTGCAAGGTTTGCCCTTTCTTCCTCTTAGGGTCAGTGAAAGTATACTCAATCAGCTTGTTTTTCTTGCTGTGCTTATACTTCACATGCGCCGCCT